CCTTTTTCTCTGGTTTCGGTGCGTTAGGGGCAGGTTGCGCCTGTTGCGGTTCTACGCCCATAGTTCTGGAGGCGATACCATCTACCATCGCGGCCATTGCTTGGGGGTCTTGGGGATTTGCCATTTTATTCTCCTATCCCAGCCGAAGCGGGGGATTGTTTCAGATGTTGTATTATGAGCCAGTAGGGTTGTTGCTGTCGTCCACAGATTGAAGGGCTACGTCACCCTCTAGTTTCTGTCGCAGGCGTACAGGCAATTCCAACATTTGCTTCGCGGCCCAGATCGAGCCACGACGAAAGTTTATCTCTTCGAGTTCCATTGACGGGGTCTCTGCAATAGACATTGCAGACGCCAAGATTTCCTCGTGCATGATTTCTAGGACGATTGTCCAACCCTTGGAATTTAACAGGTTGTCGACCGCCTTTAACTTGGCGGTTGGCGTCATGTGCGTTTGGCTTTTTTGCCTTTACGAACGACCGCCTTGCCAGCCATGACTGCGCCATGACCCTTCTTGTTGGCAGGTGTGTGTACTGCCGAGCCTTTCGGGTAATACTTGTCTGCGTTACCGTTGTTCATGCCCATGTCATTCTCCTCTTATGATGGGAGTATGATAGAAGATACAGACGCACTGTTCGTCCCTATCTCGAATAATTTTCTATTAGTCTGTCGATCTTTGCGTCGAGCGCGTCGAGCCTATCCATGACCCGGTTGATGTCACTGTTGACTTCGGCCTTGGTGATGTACTCTTTCGCCATCTCTTCGCGCGTTCGATTGATCAGGATTTGCAGACGCTTCTGCTCCTCGACATAGTTACGGAGCGTCCAACCGCCAAAGCCAATCATGGCGGTTAGTGCGCCGCTCCATAGTATGTCGAACTGCATATCCATTATTCAGCAGCCCAAGGCATACCAGAGGCTTCGGCAGTCTTACGTGCAACTTGTGCCGTAACTTTGCCCTGACGGTTTGTTTCGATACGAGCCTTTGCTTCGTCAGCGGTTTCTTCGCCTTCGATCAAGCTGTTATACACCCAACCAAGCACTACGGCTTCTGTGAGGTCAGCATATGCTACAAAGTCAGACGCCGTAGCATCAGGCTCTAGTCGCAATTTGCCACCTTCAGTCGCACCGCACTCTGTGTGAGTGTTGTCGGATACATGACATTCCCAATAGACAGTTTTAACACCGCCTGTGGCATCGTCACGAACCATGTCGTTGACTTTCCAAGTTGTTGTTTGAGCCATTGTTTGTTTCTCCTTTATGGCTTAGTGGGCCAGACAACATCGTCTGGGTTCGTAATCGTGGTTATGTCTCGCAGTGCTTGTCTGTAAGGAAACCACGCATCTTTAATTGCTTGTGGAACGTCTTCGCCTGATACCCAATCTGTTTCCTTCAACAGCTTGTCACGGTCTGTGCGGATTTGTGTCCACTTAGCTGCAAGCACGATTGCGGCTGCTTCTTCATCCGTCATGCCTGTGACTTCTTGCAGGGATCGACCATAGTCTGGATCGTCTTGCGGCACGGGTACAGGCAATGAAGGATCAAAACTGTATGATACCCCGTTGTAGAAGTAAGGCGTGTCGTACACAATTTTATATTCAAAGTTCATGGTGATTTCCTTATTGCGGGTTCAACAGGCGGATTTTTTGTCCGTTATCAACTTCCGCATTGTTTAAAGTAAGTTCGTTCCATGAAGGTACTGTTAAAACTACCATGCCTCCAAGGTAAGCACCGTAACTAGCACGAACTGTTTTACGGTAATATGAACCATCTGTTGCTGTAGATGGGACAGAGCTAGTTCCGTCTTGAAATGTGCCTTCAGACAGTACATTTAGCGCAACACCATTGTTACCGTAATTTTGATGTAGATTAAAAGTCGGGTTGTAGCCGCCATCAAACTGATACCTTTTATATCCGCTGTTGGTGTAGTAGTTTTGATAAAGTTCAACCATATAAAAACCTCCACTCCAACCATAGTTAAAGCCTATCTCAAATAGTTCTAAGTTAGTCTTACCACTTGGCCCACCGTTAGGAAGTTCACAAACAAACTTGGCGTAAGAGCCACCTGCATCAAAGGCGTTTACCTGATGGTAAGGCATAGTAAACCCACCAAATTTCCAACGGTTCGCCTGTGCCTGTCTGTTAGAAGGTACACTAGGGAAATGCCAAGCCGCACCAGTAGCCATAATAGGTTGTGCATCAGAGTATTTCAGCATTGATGCTGCAATATTATAATCTACCCCTGTTATCGGTGCGCTACTAGAACCAACAATCGCAGCACCTTTTCCTGAGTTGTACCCAGCATCAACAAACAGCGCATGGGTGTTACTGTCAGCCTCAACACGGAAGTCACGATCAGCACTATCCTCATTGAATGTTGCGTCATTAGCTGTCACATCGAAAACATTATATCCATTATAATCAACCGCCAATGGCACGGGATTTGTTGCGCCAGCATTTACCTTGATAAATGCACCATATGCCAAATTCCCAGATGTTGTTTTATTGTTCGCAATCAATGCGGCATTTGTTGAGTTTGAGCTTGTTCCTGTCGTAATCGCCTCGGCGTAAACACCCGCCGCCACTTTTGAATTTGCTGTGCCAGGCGTATTGTGGACTGCCGCAGAGGCAACAGAACTTACTCCATAAGTGCCAATGCTTCTGTTGCTTGATGAACTCATGGTTGCTTGACCATAAATCCCGGTTGTGTCGCTATCTATTCCAGAATGATTTGCAGTTACATACCATCCAAAGTTATCGGTTGCATTATTATTTGCCTGAACCTGAACATAACCGCCATAAAATGTTGATGTTGGCCCACCGCCAACACCGCCAGTTGAGATTTCAAACATTTTGCTTGTTGTCGCACCAGTGCCTGAAATGTCTAAAAACGCATCTGGTGAACTGTTGTTAATACCGATGCGATCCGTTGAGGCATCCACAAACAACATATGGCTGTTGTTATCACTCTCAACACGGAAGTCGGTGTCAAGACTACCCTCGTTAAATACAAATTCTCTAGTAGCTACACCATAAAACTCTAAGTCACCTGACGCATTTCTTATTGTAATGCCTTGCGCCCCACTATCGGTCAAATAAATCCCAGAACTGCTTGAACCATCAATAGCAAGCCGTGTGTCAGCGGAGCCGCCAATGGTCATTGCCGCACCAACGCCTGTTATCGGTGAACTTGTCCCGACAACAACCTGATTATTCCCCGCATCCACGAACAGCGCATGAGTGTTGATGTCGCTCTCGACGCGGAAGTCTGTGTTGTAGCTGCCTTCGTTTACAGTCACTTCAGCACCGTCAAGATGTAATCTAGGAGCTTCGGCTGTCGCGAGAATCATAGTGTCTGTGTTGTGATCGTATTGAACATAACCTGCAAAACGACCATTGCCCGAACTTGCGTCTGCAAACATAAAGTAATTGGAATTTGTTGTGTTGGAGCTTGCAAGAGTAAGGCCGCCTTCATTCCCCGCCTCAACTACAAGATTATTTGAGTAATAACTACTTGGATTAGATATACCCATCCCCACGACATTATTCCCCGCATCAACAAACAGCGTGTCCGTATCAACGGTTAGGTTGCCCGTAAAATTAGGGCTTGCGAGTGGGGCAGCACCAGACACTTCCGATACACTAATAGTACCATCTGCCAGTGGGCTACCGTCGGAGATAAAGTTGGCTAATGTTCTGGCTTTTGTCATGTTAAGCCTCCTTTATGGCTGGGGTTATGGTTTCGTGGGCCACGGCATTGATAAATCCGTAACACCAAATTTTTGTTCGTCTATCATTGCGTCAAACAATACCTCAAACGTAGCAGGAAAATCCCGCAACTCTTGGCGATATGCCAGAAGCGCAGTTCTTGTTTCGTCAGATACCGTTGCGTCTGAGAAGTTGATGTAGTCGGTTTCAGCAATTAAGCGGTCACGCTTGGTGCGACACAAATCCATGCAGTAATCTTTCCAGTCTTGTGCTGCTTGTTCTTCTGTTTTGGGGTCAATCATTTGTTCTGTCATCGGATCACCTAACTATTGGATAATTTCAAAGCATAAATGTTTAGTGTGATGGTAGAACCAGAGCCACTAAACCAAACCTGTATGCCTGCTTTGTTACTTCCTGCACGGCGCAATGTACGGGCATAAATAGATGCCCCATTGTTTGAATGTCCCATACCCGTCATATATATGTCATTTGCGAAGTTTCCGTTTGTGGTATATGGATACCATTGCATTACCCCAGACCATGTTTCGGAGTAATAAGGACCACCCGCCGCATACATACTTAGTAAAAACGTACCGCCAGACAGCAATGGAGTGTTAGTACCATCGTCTGTAGACACAAACGTGTCTTGAGCATATGTCTGTGTCGTAAAGTTGCTGTGGCTGTAGATATTAGTTCTACCTGCCAAACCTAATGGATCAAGCTGTGCGCCCATTACTTAGCCTCCAATTCTGCGACACGTTCTTTCAGTGCCTTGATTTCGTTTGTTGCATCTTGCAATGCTGCGACTAGGACAGGCGTGATGCGCCCGTAGTCCATAGACATCATCTCTTCGCCATCAGGATCGCCTGATACAGCCTCTGGGACGATCTCCTGCATTTCTTGTGCGATAAAGCCGACGACTGCGTCTGCGTCTGGGTCAGCTTTCCATCTGTGCGAAACAGGGTTCATCGCCATCAGCTTGTCTGTGGCGTCTGCAATAGGCTCGATGTTATCTTTTAGGCGGCGGTCTGAGGTGGTGTTGTAGGTTGTGCCAGAAGTCGTAGACGTTACGCTGCCTACCCAAGAACCGTTTTGACCGATACGGATATGTGACCCATTATTTGAATCAATGCCGCTTTCAATGTTCCAGTCGGTCGATTTAGTAAGGCGAATACGACCCGCGTCTATGGCAACAACATCTGAACCAGAGGCCGAGCCTCCGATGCAAACTAAATTTCCACTCGCATCCACAAACAACATGTTGGAGTTGCTGTCGCTCTCAACACGGAAGTCGGTGTTCGCACTTATATCGTTGAATACTGTTTTGTCCTCATCCATATACAAGCGTTCCTGATTGGACCCACCGTGTGTTCTGGACTTAAACCACAACCCAAAACCGTAGTCTCCACTTGTAGCATTACGCTTGTAGGCTTCTATTGAACCTGCGGTAGTCATGCTATTATTGGAGTCGTATATCCCATTAAACTGTATTGCACCGCCGCCGCCTTCTCTTAAAGCAGTGACATCAGCTACAACTAGCTGCGAACTAGGTATGCCTGATCCTGTACCTTTATTACCGCTAACATTAAGTTTGCCGCCCATAGTGGTTATGCTAGTGTTAACATTAACATACTCGCCCCCAGCATCCACAAACAGCATATGGCTGTTACTTAAACTGCTAACACGGAAGTTGTTGTCTGACCCAGCGTTGTTGATGACCAGTTCACGTTCATTACCACGCAGACGCAAATATTCGTGGATGCCTGCGCCGCCTGCACCTGACGTTCCACCAGCGCGAGCCTTAAACACCATGTCGCCCGTGTAGTTGGTTGTACCGCCAACTAGGATTTGGCCTGTTGGATTGCCGCTATCGTTGTAGTGGAAGAAGTTTAGTTGCGTGTTGTCCGTACCCGCAAAAGTACCATTGCGTGTTAGCGTGATGTTTGCGTCTGATGCGTCGAATGTGAAGGACGGGGTTGAGCCATCGTCGTCGTAGAATTTTACGTCACCGTAACGAGTAACTTCTGTTCGTAACTTCGGCCCTGTACCATCGGGGTCTGTATGGAAACGTATTGCTGAACCTGTTTCCTCAGAAACAAAGTTCGTGTGACCATTTGCACTATCTCTGGCAATGTAGAAATAGTTCGCCGCTGTTGCTGTCTTGAACTGAAGTGTAGGCTCGTTACCGCTGCTATCAACTATACTGACAACGCCATTGTTTGCGATGCGCATACGCTCTGGGGTTCCAGAACCCGTGGCAATACCTAAAGACCCACTAGCCGTTATGTAACTGACGGAACTTGTGTCTTGCGTATCAAGGTATAATGTGGAGTTTGATCCAGCAGCAGACCTTATTACTCCAGTTGAACTACCAGACGTTGCTTGAACAGTCAGCGAGTCAGCCGTCACTGTGCCAGTTACATCAAGACCTGTGGAGGTGAATGCAGCACGCTGGTTCTGAGCAGTGTGGTCTGTGATCGAGACAGTGTCTGCCGCGATAGTTTGGACGCTTGTGTCGCCGCGCTTGATATAGCCGTGACCAGATGTGCGGTCGTCGTAAATCTCTAGGTCGCCGACGCCAATGACGTCGCCTTGCTCGACGTCCAAGACGAGAACCTTACCAGTGTTGACTGGGCTGCGCAGGTTGATCTGTTCAGCCGTGACAAGGCGGACGTCTGGGTCTTGGATTGGCTCGAACTGTGAGTTCGTGCTGTTGTAAGCCAGCAAGTTGTTGTCTGCCACGCCAGAGGTGGATACGTCTGTCATGTCGTTGATCGACTGGTTTGACAGCGTGAATGTGCCGTAGGCAATGATTTCTAGTGTGTCGTTCAGTGCTGCGCCAGAAGCGAGGACGATTGATGAACCGCTGGTCGCGGTGAAGTCTGATCCGTTCACCAGCTTGACGCCATTCATGTAGACGTCGAGGAACCCAGCGTCGTAGGCCAGAGTATTTGTGTTGTCGTCTGCACCAGTGAATGTGGTCTGAGATGCAGTTGCCGTGTAGGTAAAGCGGTCTGCTGTGCCGTTGACTGAGGAGCCAGCGTTTGTCCAACCAGAAGACGAGTACACCTTCATCGTGTTGGATGTAGTGTCGAAATACAGATCGCCTAGGTCGAGAGCCGAACCGTCTGGGTCAAGCGTTGGTGCAGACGACTGTGCGCCAAGATAGGTGTTGTTGAAGGCGGTTACGTTTGTTGCGGCGGTCGTGACGTCTGCTGCAATTCCTGCGACGGTCGTTACATTCGATGAGATGCCTGCAACCGTGGTGACATTTCCTGAGATGCCAGCGACGGTCGTAATGTTCGCGTTGTTCGTGGCGGCTGTGGTTACGTCTGCGCTTATGCCTGCCACGGTTGTGACGTTCGCGCTGATGCCTGCAACTGTGTTGACGTTCGCGATGTTGGTCGCGGTCGTGTTTACATTCGCTATGTTTGTAGCGACCGTGTTTACATTGGCTATCGAGCCGCCAACAAGGTCGACATTTGCGATTGAGTTAGCAACCGTGTCAATTTCTGATGTGGCTTCGTTAAGGTCGTTTGCGGCAGTTATAACTGCGGCGATGTCGTTGGCCACCGTCTGCAAGTTGTTGTTGTCGATCTCGTCTGCAACAGTCTGCAAGTCTGCGACGTTGGTCGCAACAGTGGTGACGTTGGTGTTG